TCACAATCCACACAGCACCCTCAATGCAATCGGGGCCGTCTGCCGGGCTTTTTAAATTTGGATTTACCAGCTTAAACTGCTCCTCCAGCCTTTTCATATGCGGGTTATGCTTTTCAGCGATGTTCAGGATAAGCTGCCCATTGTTGTTAAGCGGCTCAAGGTTACCCTCAATCCTGCTGAACTTATCTGGCTTGCTCCGGGTGTCGGGGATGATACCCAGCACCTTGCCCGTTTCTTTGGCCTTTTTGGCGAAGAGCGGCAGAAACACCTGTTCATAGAATGGATCCTGAAGCTTGTTATTTTCGATGTAGTTGTAGACTTGTGTTTTGCCATCAACATAGTTACGTAGGCGGTAATACCATTCTACAAATTCAGCATTCACCTCATGATCCAGGTAGCCCGTTATCACGTAAAACTTGCCGTTAAGCCCGCCAATGAGGAACACAGATTTGTAGGAGCCTTTTTTATTCTGGCTATTCGAGGGAGCCGGATCTCCGTAGGCTATGAGGAAGGTAAATTGCTTCAGGTCGGGCACCTCGCCCCAGGTCATGTGTTTAAAGATATCGCCTTCGCTCAGCGGGTTATTCATGTACTCGCCCTGGTAGGCTTTCGTACTGATTTTGCTCTTAATGCGGTCGATGTGCTCCCGCTTGTTTTTCTCCGGCCACGTGCTTTCACCGTCTTCATCTTCGAGGTTGACCACATCGGCCACATCGGCTTTCTCCATTGCCCGTGTGATGCAGCAATCTTTGGCGATGATGTTTCCAAGCCATATAAACTGCGAAGGCTTGGATACCGAGCGTGTGGGATACACGGCATGTTCAAACCAGTGCCAGCGTTTGTTTATCGTATCGGGGTTACGAACGTCCTCATCTGTGTCGATATCGGAAATGATGACTTTGTCGGGTCTTACTTCCTCATCCCTTGTTCCCCGTGGCGATTGTCCGGCACCTACCGCAATAAAGCTCACGCCTTGCGTGGTGGTGAAATCGCCATCCTTCCAGGAACCCAAAAGCTGCTGAATGCCATAATCGCTAATAATACGCTCATTGCGTTCAAGGTTAAGCTTAAAAGGCTTGAGCAAATCGGCGGCTTTATCCCAGCTGTTGGATATAAAGATGATGTTTTTTTTGCTCTTCTGGGCAAGTACCTGGTAAAGCGTGTTCATCATTTCCACCACGTCCTTAGCCAGCTCCCGGGCCCAGGCTCTCACTTCATACAGCTCCGGGTCTGTTAACTCCCGCTCACTTGCAGTAAGATGAAAAGGCGCTGCTGGTGCGTAGGTGTACTTAGGGAAGTAATACCGTTTCCATGCCTCCGGATCTGCTTCAAGCTGCTTGATACGGGCGGCCTTGGCCTCCGGCGTTTCATTGGCTATCGCTTTCACATCAGCAATAAAGCTCTCATAGTAGCTGTCCCAGTCGCGGGCGGCTTGGCGGTCTGTTGGTTGAAACTTCTTTATCATGATTTCATTGAATCTTTTATGAAGTCGTTAAAAATATTAGCGATTTCCACCGTTCTGCTGTCGTTGTACTTACGCATCCAGTTCAAAAGGCGCTTAGATACTTCCACGATGTCGGCAATAGAGGCCTCGGTTTCCATGGTTTTAATGGCAATAGCCAACTTGCTGATGCTGTCAGCTTCCTTGCTGTTGGCGAATCGTTCGCCCTCTTCGCGCTTCATGATGTGATTGTTCAGCTCCTCCAGCTGCATATACAGCCGGTTAAGCTGTTCCTGCCTGGTTACCAGCATCGACTGCTTAAGCCTTGCCCACTCCCCGTCACGATACCACTTATTCATCGTAACCACCGATACGCCCACTTTTTCAGCGGCTTCTTTTTGAGTCATTCCTTCCTTTGTGATGAGGAACTGCGCCCATTCTTTTTTCTGAGAATTTTTTAAACCCATGGTTTCATTTTTATGCAAAATTTAAGATTTAAAAACAAAAAACAGCACTTAATTATGATGATAGTATAATTAATATTTATCATAGTAATAATTGTTTCTATGATAGTTATAACGTTTGCTTAAAGTAAAACTTTAAGCCACTTTTGTTCCATGATGACGCGAAAAAAGACACAGGCAATGGCTAAAACATTTATCTTACATGACGAGAGCGTAAACACGCAAGGCTTCAGGATGCTGACAGACGGCGCAGACCTTAACGAGTTCATTAAGAACCCGGTAGGGTTGCTCAATCATAATGATTTTGACATGCCTATCGTTAGATGGGAAAACATCCGTAAGGAGGATGGAAAGATTTTAGCTGAGGCGGTGTTTGATGAAGATGATGAACGGGCAATGGAAGTGAAGGGCAAAGTTGACCGCAATTTTATCCGCATGGCCTCGATAGGCGCATGGCCTCCCGAAGAGATTTCAGAAGATCCGGAGTTGATGGAAAAGGGGCAAACGCTGCCAACCGTTACCAAGTGGAAGGTGAGGGAAGCTTCAATCGTAACCATCGGCTCAAACCACAACAGTTTGGTGTTTTATGATGCAGAAACGGGCGAGAAAATCAAGACCACTGATACCATTAATGAAGTTATCAAGCTAAAAGATACGCAATCAAGTTCAAATCAAAATAATAGTTCAATGAAGGGATTAAACAAGATGCTGAACCTCTCAGACAAAGCCACCGAGCAGGAAGTGCAGGAAGCCATTGAGGGGCTCATTCAAAACCGTGACACGCTCAAGACTGAGGTAGTCACCCTAAAGGATAAGAACAAAGCCCTGGAGGATAAAATTAAGGGCTTTGAAGACAAAGCAAAAGAGCAGCAGAAGGCCGAGGGCGTGGCCCTTGTAGATGCAGCCGTAAAAGATGGCCGTATAAATGCCGATGCAAAAGAGCATTTCATCAAGCTCTTTGATGCTGACTTTGAAAGTGCCAAGAGCACGCTCAATGCCATTCCAAAGCGCAGTTCTGTTTCGCAGCAAATCGAGAACCAGGACCGCCAAAACAACACCGAGCTTCAAGGCCTCATGGCTAAGTCGTGGGACGAGCTGGATAAAGGCGGTAAACTGGTGATGCTGAAGGATAAGTATCCTGATGTATATGAGGATAAGTTTGAGCAAAAGTTTGGCAAAAAGCCTCAGGCGGATTAGGCATAATGCCTGATTGTAATGGAAAGTAAAATAAAGGTTTAATAAAAAAAGAACAATATCATGAAATTTTTAAGTGGATTATTTTTTAACATGCTGATGGCGATACTTTTCGCCACAGTGCTTGGCATTAACCCACTGTTGGCTTTCGGAGGATTGAGTGCCGGGGCTGCGCTGATGCCTAAGCTGCCGGGCGTGGCTGCCATGGCAGTGCAAAAGGAAATCTGGATGACCTCGATTGTGGAGAACCTCTTTGCTGATAACATGTTTATGAGTAAAGCATTCAATGCAGACGAGTTCGTTAATAACAAAACTGTACATATCCCTAATGCAGGAAGCCCTAGCGCAGTGGTGAAAAACAGGAGCTCATTCCCTGCATCAGTGACAGCGCGTACAGATACAGATTTGACTTTCGACCTCGATGAGTACACTACCAACCCTATTAAGATACCTCATGCCGATACGGTAGAGCTGAGTTATAACAAGCGGGAAAGTGTACTTAAAAATGACAAGGCGCAGCTTATCGAGTCGGTCGCAGACGAGTTTACCTATAAATGGAGCCCCACAGGTGATGCGATTATACGCACCTCGGGAGCCGCGGTAGCTGCACACACACCCAGTGCCACCGGTGACCGGAAAGCCCTCGATAAAGCCGACTTTAAGAAGGCGATGACCAAATTTAACCAGCAAAACATCCCCCAGGAGGGGCGTTGGGCGCTGGTAGATGCCGACATGCTTGACCAGCTGCTTGACAGTTTGACAGACAAACAGCTTGATAACTTTAATCAAGCCGCTGACATCGCCAATGGTAAAGTAGGTAAACTTTACACCTTCAACGTGATGATGCGTTCGAAGGCGGCAAGGTACACCACAGGGCTTACAGCAAAAGCCTGGACTACCTCGGGAGCTGCCGGAGACAATGCCGCAGCCCTGCTCTGGTATGAAGGTAGTGTATGCCGCGCGCTCGGACAAACAGAAATGTTCGACGATGAAGGCTCACCTACCTACTATGCCGATATCTATTCCTTCCTGGTGCGCGCCGGTGGCCGCCCTATGCGAAGTGGTGTAGAGGGATTGGTGGCGATAGTACAAGACACAACCGTGTAGATTTCTCATAGTCAGTTTTAGTTAGTAAGAACCCGGAGCAGATCCGCTCCGGGTTTATCAAAAACAGATGAAATCTATGAAAACAATAAAAGGAGTGATAGTGCCCGCAATAGCATGGATAACAGGTACCATTGCCCCGTTGTTTGAGTCAACTTTAGGCTGGTGGGTACAGAATATATCGCCGCTATTTTCGGCATGGCAAAAGGAGGAAATCATCTTTTGGCTGCAATCCACCGCCTTTATCGTAACGATTATAACAGGCCTTAGGGCGTTATTAAAGCAAAAGCGAAGGGAAAAGTAATGAATGTTGAAGTAATCAGGTTTTCGCACGGTAAAGATGATACGCTTGGAATGCTGTATATTAATGGCAAATTCAGAGCCTTTACACTCGAGGATGAACATCGTGAAACCAAGGTTGCCGGAGAAACCCGCATCCCGGAGGGGGTTTATGCACTCAGGTTGCGTAAGGAGGGTGGCTTTCATCAGCGGTATCTTGTAAAATTCCCGGAAATGCACAAAGGAATGCTTGAGGTGGTTAATGTGCCCAACTTCACATATGTTTTGATTCACGTAGGCAACGATGAAGCAGACACAGATGGCTGCCTGCTGGTGGGTGAAACATCAAAGAGCAACGTAAAGGGAAAAGGCTTTGTAGGTAGTTCTGTAAATGCGTATAAAGATATTTACCCTGAATTAGCTGAGGCTATTGAAAGAGGTGAGCAGGTAAGCATTACATACAAATCAATCTGATGAGCAACTACAAAGAAGAAACCGGAAAAACACGCGTAGGGGCATTCTTACAGAATGTAGCCCCTGAACTGCTATCAGTTGCCGGGAACCTTACCGGTATTGGTGCCCTGCAAAAGCTTGGCGAAGCGATTGACGGTACGGACAAACTTAGTGAAAAGCAAAAGCTTGATGCTAAGCTCCTGCTTGAACGCGATAAAATGGAAGCCGAGCAAATCACGCAACGCCACGCCAATGACATGGCCTCTGATAGCTGGCTTAGTAAAAACATCAGGCCGCTAACCTTAGCGTTTACCCTGCTATTGCTTGCGGTGCTGATGCTCACAGACAGTGCCTCAACAAAATTCAATGTTGATGAAGCATACATCACGCTACTTAAGAGTTTATCGCTGCTTGAGATAGCCTTTTATTTCGGAGGACGTGACCTCCAAAAATTCACGCTAAACAAATCGAAATCAAAATTAAAATCATAAAGTTATGCCAGATACATATGGAATAGGATGTAAAGACATCCAGATTGGTGACATCGGAATTGGTGGCACCATGGGTTCTACGCTTGCCAGCGTGGGCAAAATTTACAAGGACACCGTTAACCTCATCGAAGATGAAGGTAACGTAACCAATCATTTTCAGGAAAACGCGCGCTATCCGTTTTTAAACGTATTCGACGCGGGCCCCACAAGGCTTAAGTTTACGCTTATCGATGTTAGCGCAGACAACCTCGCCGAATGGCTGGGAGGAGAGGCCGCTACAGATGTATGGTCATCGCCTACCTCGAATTTCTCGCAGGAGAAATCGGTAGAGGTGCAAACAGTAAAGGGTTGGAACATACAGGTTGCCCGTTGCATGCTCTACGGTAAAATCACCTGGAACCTGAGCCGTACGGAGATTGCTAAGATTGAAATCACCGGAGAGATTATGGTTCCTGAGGATGCCTCAACGCCGCCAATTAAAACGCTACCCGCCGCGTAATGGAAGAGCTGGAAATTAAAACGGTCGATACGATCTTGGATAAAGGGGTTCGGGTTCCAATCCCGGCCCCTTTTTTCTTGAGGTTGTTTTTTGTGAAATCTATTCCGGTGGTAGTCAAACGTCCGGTCAT